GAAAGAGATATATAATAAAAATTGATTTTACTTTTTATTTATACTATTTTTAAATAAAAACTAATTATAAGTATTTCTTGAATGCCAATCACAATTAAATATCATAATGATTATACAGAATATAAATATAATTCATTTGAAGAAATTAAAAATTATGATACAGTTGATTATATTAATTGTTATAATAATCAATTAAGTGTATTACCAAAACTTCATAATTCGCTTCAAATACTATATTGTCATACTAATCAATTAAGTGTATTACCAGAACTTCCTAATTAACTTCAAACACTTTGGTGTGATAATAATCAATTAAGTGTATTACCTGAACTTCCTAATTAACTTCAAACACTTTGGTGTGATAATAATCAATTAAGTGTATTACCTGAACTTCCTAATTCACTTAAAGAACTTTCGTGTGATAATAATCAATTAATTAAAAAAATAAAACATAATTATTTTATAAAAATAATTTATTTATGAATTTATGTCTAGAAAGAGATATATAATAAAAATTGATTTTTCTTTTTATTTATACTATTTTTAAATAAAAACTAATTATAAGTATTTCTAGAATGTCAATCGAAATTAAATATCAAAATGATGATAAATTATGTCGATTTTATTCATTTGAAGAAATTATAAATTATGATAAAGTTGTTTGTATTAAATGTTGGGATAATCAATTATGTGTATTACCTGAACTTCCCAATTCACTTAAAACACTTTGGTATGGTAATAATCAATTAATCAAAAAAATAATATATAAATATTTAAAAAAAATGATTTACAACTAAAAATATATCTAGAATAATTTTTTTAATTCAGTTTCAAAACCTTTATTTATATTTGTTTCTCTTCGCTTGTTTATATATGTTATAATTTCATCATATGTTAAATATGGGTATTTATTGTGTAAATAGCGTACAATTACACTTGCTGAACGGCTTCTTCCAGCAACACAACATACTAATATATTGTTTGATGAGTCTATTTGTTTAATTTTATCACATATATGTTTTCCAATGTCCATCATTTTAGAGGCACTTTGAACATCATCATCAACATCAAAATGTTCACGTTTAACATTTTTTGAAACATAATCACTTTTTAATATTGGTTCAACCATTTCAAAACCAATATGAAATACATATTTTATGTTATATTCTTGTAGAATTTTTGGGTCTACAGAAAAACATGATCCTAAATATATATTTTTATCTATATTAGCAATATTTTGAATTGTATTATTCATCAACAATAGCAAAATTACTTTATTTGCTATATATATATGTTTAATTATATTTTTTTAAACGCGTGAAGATTTATAATAATCAAAACTATACAATATTAGTGAATGAAAGTGTTTTGTGTGTGTGATTTATCTACATGATTTTTCATGCGAAGCATATTATTTTATGTAGATAAATCACACACACTTAAAACAAATATTAAATTAAAAAATTAAAATAAACAATTATTAAATAAAAAATTAAATAAAAAATAAAAAAATAAAAAATTGATTTAAAATTTAAAATACTAATTTAACATTACGAATTCAAGAATTAATATAGATATTTAAAAATGAATGAAAAAATTAATGAAAATACTAATGAAAAAAAAAATAGTAATAACATTAAAAAACAATCTAATTATAGTAAACAAAAATTGGGACAATTTTTCACAACAAATTATAAGTATATTCTGTCTGATATGAATATTCCAGACACCATTAAAAAAATTATTGAACCATTTTGTGGTAATGGAGATTTATTAAATTTTTTTGATAGAAATAAATATGATTTGGAGTGTTATGATATTGACCCTAAACATCAATATATTATCAAGAGAGATACAATTAAAAACCCACCTAAATATTCAAATTCATTTATAATTACGAATCCACCTTATTTATCAAGAAATAAATCTGAAAATAAAGAATTATATGATAAAAACGAAGTTAATGATTTATACAAATGTCATATCAAAGATTTATTAACAAATAATCCAATTGGAGGGATTATTATTATTCCTCTAAATTTCTTTTGTTCAATTAGAAATATGGATATTGATTTGAGAAGACAGTTTTTAAATATTTACATAATCAAACAATTAAATATATTCGAAGAGCAAGTTTTTGATGATACATCTTATACCGTATGTTCTTTTCAATATGAATATAAACCAAATTCAAATCAAAACATACCAATTACAATATATCCAAGTGGAAAACATATAAGTTTTTTATTAAATCAATATAATAATTATACAATTGGTGGCGAAATATACAATATTGAAGATAATCATAATTATAAAATTACAAGATTATTAGAAAATGGAACACCTAATACAAATTTATTATTAAAGGCAATTGATGATAATGAAAAATCTAAGATTAAATTAGAATATGTATCATTTGATAAATTATATTATGGAAAGATTACCTCTAGAACATACGCAACATTAATAATTACACCTACCATAAGTGATGATATTCAAAAAAAAATAGCTGATGATTTTAATCAATATTTAGATGAGAAGCGGAATAAATATAATTCATTATTTTTAACAAATTATAGAGAAAGTAAAAAAATAGCTAGAAAACGAATTTCATTTGATTTAGCTTATAAAATTATTAAAATGTTATTAGATAAATATTCTATTTAATTTTTAGATAAAAACCAATTTAAAAAATTTATTTTGAAATTTGATGTATTCGTTAATATTAAATTTGTATTTTTATATTTTTTTATAATATCATTAAACAGTTTCGATGTGTTCATACTATCATATAATACAATATAAACCTTACGTTCTTTATCATTTTTTTGTTGTATTAATGACCAATCACAAAATTGTGTTATTTCCTCTAGAACATTGTCTTGATGACCTCCACTACCGGATGACACTTTAGCTGTAATATAACCAATTTCATTTGTTTTATATTTAATGATAAAATCTATAGATTTTAGTTCATCAGATTGTTTTAATTTTGATTTGCGAATTCCTCCACCTTTAATTGGTTTTTGTTTTCCATCTTTTATTATAGTAATATCATATTCATGTAAGTTATTAATATTTTCCAATTGTAATTTTTCATCTTTCATTCCTTGTCGACTGGCATTTTTAGATATATACAATGAAACAAGTTTAATTATATTTTCTTCATGATTATTTTTATCTTTAATAATTTCATCTAAATTATTATATTTAGTATATTTTAATAATCGAATTAATGCTTTATTATTTATATTATTATTATTTGAATGTTTCAAATTTAATTTTATTGAATTATATGCTAATTCATTATTATGTTCTTGACGCTCATTTCTTTTTTTAATAGTTTGTAATGATATATTTTTTTTACAATTCTCAATTGAATTTTCTATATTATTTATTTTTTTCTGTATATTTGACATTATTTTATACTTTTAATTATACAATTATTAATATACATAATATTATAATCAATTTTTTATAATAAATAAAAATAAAAATAAAAATAAATAAAAGGGGATTAACTAAATCAGCAAATATATTTTCTAATCTAAATGACCATCATAAACATCGAAATCATCTTTTAAATTTTGTAATCTTTTATTTTCTTTTTCAGTAATCATTTTTTTACGTGCTTCATCTTCTTCAGGTGTTAATTCAATATCTAGATTCGTAATAAATAAAAAAAGACTATCACTCCAACCAAAATGATTTCCATTAGGTGTATCATCAACAATGATTTTATCTGAAGTATTCCGATTATGAAGACATGCGACTAAAACACCAACCCATGATATTTCATAAACTTTATTTTCACGACCATGTAGGAATTCTTTAGCTTCTCCAATAGATGAATCATCTTTAAATTTCTGTTCTTCCCAAAATTTCTTATAAAAACACATTGAAGCTTCAGATGCTCTTTCAGAAAGACTTAATTTATGAGGAGGAACATTGATTAATGAATTTAATTTATTAATATGAAAACATCCAATTGTTGAACATAATACACATTCTTTTTTACTTTTAATTAATTCTAGAACACGCAATTTAAAACTATTAGGTGGATAATAATCATCATCATCCATACAAACAATTATATCATTTGATGCTTTTTCAACACATAAATTACGTTTTTTACCAATTGACATTTTTTCATTATATTTGAAATATTTTATACGTGAATCATCTTTTGGAATAATATCATTAATTTCTTTAATTTCTCGTTCTTGAAATATTTTCTTTTCAGATTCAGTTGATGGAGGACTATCATCAATAATTATCCATTCCCATTTATCTTCTGGATAATTCATATTATTAATATTAGTAATAGCTAATTTAAACATATGTTGTCGTTTATATGTTGGTGTGATAATTGATATTTTGGGTAAATTTTCATCCTTCATCATTTCTAATAATTCTGATTTTCGAACTTCATCTGATTTAGATTCTTTTTTAATTTCTGATACTTTTCTGAAAATTTCAGTAAATGTATCCTTAAAATGTTCACTAAATTTCTTCGCTTCTCTATTAAAACTCTCTTTGGCTAATTTCCCCATTTCTCTCAATTCATCTTTATCTTTTGTCATTATTTCCCGAATTACCCTTTTAAAATCATCTTGATCTAAAATATATCTAGAACCCAAATGTTTTTTCAAATGTTTTTTTGATTTACTTTTTACAAGAAATCCAAAACTACTATCTATAAATGTTTCCATTGGTGGTGCTTGACTTGTAATTACTACCGCACCACACGATTTAGCTTCATGTATATAATGTCCATATCCTTCGGTTTCTGAACAACATATATGAACACCACATATATTTGCTAAATCTTCAAGTTCCTTATCTTCCAATCTTTCGGTATAATATTTTATATTATTTTGTGTTTTTTGAATAAGTGGAACATCTTTCGGACTATATATTATATGAAGTAATGGAAAATCTAATTCCCATGAATCAATTATTTCTTGTGTTTGTTTATGTTTTGACCTACCACAAATATGTATATATTGATTATAATCTTTAGTAATACCAAATTGATTTCTATCAATTGATTTCCATCCCAAAAATTTAATACTATCTTGGTCTTTTTTAATTGATTTAAATATATTTGTCGCATAATCTGATTTAGTTAATATTAAATCAAATGAATCTATATAAGGAATCCATGTTCTATAATACCATTCTTGATTTGGTATTAAAATATTATATTTAGCATGTTTTAAAAGAATATTACTTACAGTTTCTAAGAAAATATTAATATCTGCTTCTGGAGCACGGAAATCAAAGAAATTAACAGCACGAATTTGAACCCTATCTTTAAAATGTTTTTCAAAAAAATATTTCAATAATTTTAAATCATTTGTTAAACCATATTGATTGTTATATGTAATAATATTTATTTTCATCCGTCTTTTTTTGTTAGTTGAAGTTTTTTAATGTATCTCTATAATTGCTTATCTTATATAAAAAATATTTGTATAATAAACACATTATAATATTATATTAAAAATCTATATCACCAATATTATTATTTTGTCTATCAATATTCATATATCCTTGTCTACTAAAAACAGCACGAGGACAACATACGTATTTATATATAATTGCTAATAAAACGATAAATATTAATATTGACATAAAAATTATAGCAAATAATTGTGTATCATTACAACAAAAATCATTATGATTTGATGAATTTCCCAAATTAAAATCAAGCATCTAGAATATTTTTTGTAAATAAATTTAGTTATTATTTTTAGTTATAAGTGTTATATAAATCAATTTTTTATAACAATCAATTACTCCATGTTAAAAAATTGATTCCATAAACACCTTTTTATATAAAAAATGTATATCATTAAAAACAAAATTAAATAAAAACAAAATTAAATAAAAACAAAATTAAATTAAAAACAAAAATAAAAGATGACATCAACATATTATTCCAATCCATATTTTTATAATGAAACCGAAAATAGTGATTCCGACGAACCATGGTTTGATGATACAGATTCGATAAGTGTTAAAGCGAATCGTAAATATCATGAAAAAATTAATAAAACAATTAAAGAAGCATCTGAAGGAATTTCATTTCCATCAACACACAGTTATCAAGAATATAAAGACGCATTTAAAAAAGGATTTATCGATTATAATTGTAGCAAATGTTTATCTAAAAAACAATTAAAAATTGATTCTGTTCTAACTATTCAAAATAGTATTAAAACAAAATCAATAGAATATTTTATTAGGGGACGTTGTCTTGAATGTCTAGAAACTCATCAGGAATTTATTAATCTACGTTCATAAAAAAATTGATTTCAAATTAATATAATATAATTATATAATAACAATATAATAATAATATAATATAATTTAGATATTTAAATAAAATATTATTAAAATTAATATGGGAAATTGTTTTGGAATTGGTAAAATTAATCCTGATTTATCAGAATCATTACTTGAAAATTCAACTTATGGGAACAATTATAATTATAGACTTCAAATAAATGAAAATAAAATTGACACTACAAATAATCAATTGGATAAATTACATCAAAATGTTCGTTCTGAATCTCTTAAAAATGAAGAAAGATTCGTTTCAATTAACAAAATTTTAGAAAATATTGAAGCCAATCAAAAAACTTTAATTGAAAATGATAAAACATTAATGAATCTATATAATTCTTTAAAAAATACTAAAACATCCAATCAATCTGATTAAAACCACCATCTATCTTCAAAATACGGTGGCTTTTCACCAGTATCAATACAACTTGCTTCACTTGGTCCCGAAGAAATCATTTTATCTATTTCACTCGCGGTTATTGCTTTACTAAAATATCGCATGTTTGATACATAACCTTCAAATCCACCAAATAGATTTACCCAAATATCACCATTGTTTTGTCTGGGTAAACTGTCAAATTCTTTTCTTTTTTTAATAAATCCATTAAAATAAATTTCCATTACTTTATTTCTAATAATTATCACCATATGAACCCATTTACGTAGTGGTATATTTTCTATATCTACAAATTCTAATGGTTCTTTTAGTGTATTCATATAAACTCTTATACTATTTGTATTTGGATGAAGCCATACACCCGGGCTACGATTCGGATATGATGTTGGGCTTCCTTTATGAAATATATGTTTCCATTCTCCTTGTTTATAACCAAAATCTTCAACTAAGAACCAAAATGAATATGTAAATTCAATTCCATTTAACCCATCAGAACGTTTAACTGGTAAATAATTTGTATGTTCTGGATTTTGACTAATTACCAAAGCATGTTTTCCATTCTTTGTTCCTTCAATTAACCATGGATTATTTGTCGTTGAATCTTCATATGATAAATAAAAATATTTAATTATATTTATTAATACAACAAACAAAAGAATACCCAATAATACTTTGAATATTAACATTAAAGTTTCATTACTTGTTGTTTCAGTTGTTATTTCCGATGCTTTATTAAACATACCACTTGCTAACGATGACATTTTCTCAACTGTTGTTTTATTATTTTTATTATTGTTTTGAAGCCGTTTGTTTTCATTATTTTTTAAATTATTATTTTCAAATTCTTTATTATTTTCAAACTCTTTATTATTTTCAAACTCTTTATTATTTTCAAATTCTTTATTATTTTCATAATCATTCATTTCTTCAATATCATTCAATTCATTTTCACCTACATATTCATTAACACGATTATTTTTTTTATTATTTTGATTTATAACCAATTCCTGATTTGTTGATTGTTTTGATTCTTGATTGTTTTTCTTGTTATTTTTATTATTCGTTAATTGTTGGGATAATTGTTGTCTATCTAAATTATTCTTTCTACCATTTATTGTTCTGTTATTTGATATAGGTTTGAATTGATTTTTATTATTATATTGTTGTTCAGATATCATATTAAGTGTTTGATTTTTAGTTTCCTCAGTTCGTTGATTATTTTTTTGAACTATTGAATCTAATGGTTGTATTGATTCTTGATATGAATATGGAGGAACAGATTGACTTCTATTATTTTTTTGTCTATTCATAATTGATAGCTTCTTTATTACAATATAAAGATATATTTTTAAACAAAAAGAAATTAAAAAGAAATTAAAAAGAAATAAAAAATAAAGATGATATATAGTGTAAAATATTTTCAAATGAATTATAAGTATTCTATCTAATTATCATTTATATGTTTTATTTTAATTACATAAAATAAAATTGAAATTATGTTTTATGTTATTTATTTGTAAATCAATATATGGATAATTTACATGAGAAACATAATATCGCAGTTTATGTAGGAACATTTGACCCACCACATATTGGACATAAAATAGTTGTAGAAAGTCTTTTATTAACTGATTTTATTGATGGTGTAATTATAGTTCCCACATATAAACATTGTTATAAAAATAATATTAGTTCATATGATGATCGTATAAAAATGTTAGAGAATATGTTTGATACAAATATTGAAAAAGAATTATGTGAATCAAATAATTTTGAAATAAATTATACATATGACACACTTCATATATTACAAGAAAAATTACCACATAGTAAATTATATTTAACAATTGGATCAGATTTATTACAAAAAATAGATTTGTGGTATAATCGTGATATATATATGAATTATTTTATAATAGTTATATGTCGTGATACATATCCAATTAATATTACACATGACTTTATTCAACAATTATTAATTAATAATAAATTAACTATTATTGGTCAAGAATTACCATTTTCAAATATTAATTCGACATTAATTCGTAAACACATTGTTAATTCTAAAAAAAATAATTTAATTGGAATTGTTCCATCAAAAGTTTTAGATTATATATTTAATAATACACATTTATTAGAACATTATAAAAAATATTCTGAATCATAATGTTGTATTTTTTATCTATCAATCTATTGAATATATAAATTCTCATTGTATAAAAATGTTAATATCATATTCAAATTATTCTGGAACTAATACATTACTAATACTATGTCCGACATCTTTAACCTTATTCCATAATGTATGTGTATATTGAGGTCCTTCTTGATAAAGTTTATAAATGTCATTTTGTTGTAAAGCAATATTAGCATATTTAATATTAGATAAGAAACCATTAAAACCACCGTTTGCGGTTATATGTAAATCACTTTGATTTGGTTTTGGATAACCTTTTAAAAAACAACTTTTACGTAATTTTCCATCAATATATATATCAGAATTATTATTAAATAATGATAATGCTATATGTGTCCATTTTTGAAGAGGTATATCATTAACATGACATTCATCATATGTAATATCTATTTTCTCTTGATTATCAATTAGTTGAGATTGACTATTACATGATATTTTAGTGTTTAATGGTTCATCACCTTTTTGATTAAGTTTTTGAAGTTGTAATTCAACTTTATCAAGTCTGGTATCTAAACTTCCAATTGTTTCCTCATTTGGTATTTCTGGAGGAATCGGCATTGGGGTATTTGTAATTAACACAGAATTTGAATTTTGATTAATATCTTCAAATGTTTCAATATCAACAAAATTACCACTTATATTTGAATACATATTGAATTTATCTTTATGGAAACCTAAAAAATTTTGAAATGTTTCGATTCCCAACTCGTCAATATTAACAAGATTATCCATTGTTGATTGTGTTGTATTATTATCCATCGATGATTGTGTTTTATTAAAATCTTCTAAATTGAAAACTTTATAACGACGATTACCTTCTATAATTTCACTATTATGAGAACCATAATTTGAATCGTAAATTACATTACGTTCATTATTCATTAATGTTATATGAACACCATCTAAACGATCCGAACAACAATCTGAACGATTATAAATAATTACTTTTGATAAATCAATTGTTGATGTTAAATCAATTTCTAACCAATTTACATCACTTGGATTTGTCATTGAAAATTGTGTTCCATCTAGATTCCCATCAACAACTTTAGATGAATCCATATTTTCTGAAACACTTGATTGTGATGTTGGTTTTCCAAGAGCTACATTATTATTATTAACATCGTAAATTTCAATTTGTGTTAATGAAAGTATTTTATCATTATCATCTCTTGAACTATTTCGATTATCTTGTGTTATTTTTAAATATCTAACTTTATCCCATTGGCTTGTTGAAGATTTTATATTATTATTTACTGTATTATTATTATTGTTAGGAATTAACTTTGCCCTAATATTATCACTATGAAGTGTTTCATTTTGAAGTTCAAAACGAAATACCATTGAATTATTTAGGGGTAATAAAAATATATCTGGATTACTATGTATATTTTCCCTATCACCTCTATACATTACCGATTTAGTATTACCATGTCTATAATTATAATCCCGTATATATATCCAAAAACTCATTGTATATTCATTACCTTGTAAGCTATTTGGAATTTTATTTTTATCAATAAGTGTATAATTTGTTCCATTATGGAGTTCTTTTAAAAGTTCAACTATTTGATATTTAACAATCGATGTCATATGCCATTTATTGAATGTAAGAGCAAATACAATTATTAATATACAAATAATTATAAAAATTATAATTTGGACAATCATTTTATTTTTATTATTTCAAATTGTTTTATAGTAATATTAGATTTATTTTTTTTGAAAATTAATCATTTTATCTTGTAATTAGTATAATAAAAATTGATTTATTATAATCTAATATTATATAATTAATATGTTTACATTACTGATTAACCAAACAAAATAACAATCATGAATTTAGATTCAAAAGTAATTAAATTAATTGAAAAATTGGTATATGTCCATTCGATTACAATTGACACATTAAATCCATCTAATCAAGAATGGGAAAAATTCGAAACCGAATTCAAAAATATTGAAGATGAAATATCAGTATTAGACATAGGAATACATATACATGTCTTATTTTTACAAATTCGTGAATCATTAAATAATCGTGATGTTGTTTCAATTGCTTCTTATGTTATTGATATGTCAATGCTTATTGAAGACAATCAAGATTCTCAAGATGAAGATAATCAAGATTCTCAAGATGAAGATAATCAAGATGAAGATAATCAAGCTGAAGATTCTCAAGATGAAGATGAAGATCTAGAAAGTGTTATTAATAAAAAAATCAGAAAAGTGTATGTTGCGATTTATAATCATTATGATGGATATATTACGATTGATGATATTCCAGAAATTGGAAATAAAATTTTAAATTATATCCAACTTCAAGAAATTCCATATAAAAATGTGAATGAAACATTAGATAATATTTTATATCAAATCAAAAACATGAATTTTATTATAAATATATATTTCGATTATACTAATAATATTCATAATGGAGAATATGATTTGTTAATTGAAGATTATCTTTTGAGTAATAGCAAACTATTTTAACTATATAATTAGTATGATAAAAATTGATTTATTATAATTTAATATTATATGATTAATCTTTTTTAATTAGTCATAAATAAACTAAAATAACAATCATGAATTTAGATTCAAAAGTAATTAAATTAATTGAAAAATTGGTATATGTCCATTCTAATACAATTGACACATTAAATCCATCTAATCAAGAATGGGAAAAATATTGAAGATGAAATATCAGTATTAGACATAGAAGTACCTATACATGTCTTATTTTTACAAATTCGTGTATCATTAGATAATCGAGATGTTGTTTCAATTGCTTCTTATGTTATTGATATGTCAATATTGATGACACAATATCAGAAAAGACTCCCTAAAATCTTTATTATAATGAAAAAGATAAGACGATTGATTATGTTCAATAACCAATAAATTTCATATTAAAATGTGAATAAAACATTAAATGATATTTTATATAGATTTTTATCAAATTATTTCTAAAATTTCATCTCTTTCTAGACCTCTGTTCCATAAATACATCGAACCTAATTTCCCAATTATATTGTGATTTTTTTTACCTAATATAATATCAGATTTTTCATAAATTGGAAATCCATCTAATTGGGTTTTTTTAGTCAGTTTTCCGTTAATAAATAATTCAAAGTCTCTTCCTTGAATAGTAAAAAGTATTTGTAATGATTGTTGAACTGGTATGTCTTTTATAATAATTTTTTGATAGGATTTTGTATTGAGATTATTTTGAATCATGAAATCAAATGATAAATAATTTTCAATTGGATTATATGCGATTAATGGTGTATTTCCACAATTTAAAATTGGTTTTTCTTCATCTGGTCTAGAATTCCAATGATCATTTTCAGGACTGTTATATAAATATAAATTAAATAATAACGATATTCCATTAATATATTCGGTATCAATATTTCGATTATTATAAATTATTGTTTCTTCCCATTCAGGAGATACAACAAATGAAGATTTTATTAATGTTATATGAGATGGTTTTGAATTATTATAACCTAATGCTTTATAAATAAAATAAATTATAATAATAGCCAATATTATCATAAAAAATATCATGTAAATTATCATTTGTATATAGATTATTTATTATTCTTTTGAGAAATTATTCAATCGAAATATTTTTTAGACTAAAATTATATTTTTTATCTAAGTTAAAAATAAGAAATGGATAATCATAAAAATTCATCAAGTAAAGGAATGATATTAAATCAAAAACTTAAAAATGGACATTGGGTTGTTCTTTTTTATGCTGAATGGTGTGGTCATTGTCAAGCTATGAAACCAGAATGGGAAAAATTTAAAAATCAAAGTCAAGGGAAAAAATATAATGTTGATGAAGTAGAATCAAGTGAAATGGCTGACTTAGATGAAAATTTTAAAGCCAATGTTCAAGGTTTTCCAACAATTGTTTTCATTGATAAAGGTAAACTTAAAAGTGTTCATTCTGGAGACAGAACGGTTGATAGTTTAGATGAATTCGCGAACAATAGTCTTCCGAAAAATAAAGCACTTAATATTAATAGTTTACTTAAAAAAAATATGAAAAGTAAAAGTAAAAGTAAAAGTAAAAGTAAAAGTAAAAGTAACGGAAAAAAAAAGGAAAAAAAACAAAATACGGTAAGAAAAAATAAATTTAACTAGCAATAAATTTAATAAGTTGATATTTATTTATTTGGATTTCTTTATTACAATATGGGCATTTTCGATTTGGTAAATCAGAAATACAATCCATACAACAAACCGCATGAGAACATGTAGTTAAACATAAATCTTTATCTTCACGATAACAAATAAGACATTCTTTAGCAATGAACAAATTATTGGTTTTTTTGTTTTTGTTGTTTTTAGAATCAATATATGAAATTAAATCATTTCGAATATATTCATCTTTAATTAATGACCAAAATGTTATTCCATCACTTGTTTCAAAAGATAAATTAGATTCTTTATCAATCATAAATTTTAATATATCTAATTGTAAATAATAATCAGTATTTTCTAGTCCGAATTGGGTTAATATTATTATTGGAGTTCTACTCTGAGTTATTCCTTTTATTCTAACTATGGTATCGGATTTTACATTTAATCCATTTTCAACTAAAAATTTAAAAATTTCAAAATCATAATTATTATGAAATCTATATCTATGTATAAATGATGTAAAACCAAAGTCTATTTTAGCACCATACATTATAAGGGATAATATTGTTTGATATAAATATTCATTTCCAAATTGTCTAGTTAAAGCATATAATGGTGATATATTAATAATTTTATTCATTGATTCTTTATAATATTTTGATTCTGTAAAAATATATAAATTTTTATTAATATTTAATGTTCCTTTCATATTTGGATCAGCACCAATATCTAATAACATATTAACAATATTTAATAATAAATCATTTGTAAAATTACCTATACACCATAACAAAAATGTTTCACCTGTTTGTAATTTATTATTTATATTATTTTTTGTTATATATTTTTCAATAATTGGTTTAACCGATGTTAATGTATATTGTTTTAATGATTTGATTTGTGAAATTATATGTTCAATTCTTGGTTCTTTTATTTGATTATTTCCCATATAGGAATTTTTAAATTAATTTTTAATATTTAATATTAAAAATATTATAAATTATTAATTATAAATCAATTTTTTTTATATATTCCAAATAAGACAATTCAAATAAGACAATTCAAATAAGACAATTCAAATAAGACAATTCAAATAATTATATTTATATTTTTTTCTTGATATTTTTTTATTCTGATGACAATATAATTCTTTACAATTATCTGGAATTGATGGTAAGAAACGTAATTTATTATTATCACAATTTAGACATAATAATGATTCAGGTAATCTCTGTAATTCTGTTAATTGATTATGATCACAATATATTTCTTCTAGATATTTCAAATTATTACATTTTTGTAATTTAGTTAATAAATTATAAGATACACTTATTGAATTAATTAATTTTGGTAATTTTGGTAATGTGGTTATATAATTATTATTACATAAAACCCATTTAAGTGTATTTGGAAGTTTTGGTAATGAAGTTATGTTATTTTCAGAACAATTCAAATATATTAATGAATCTGATAATTTAGGCAACTGAACCAATTTATTATTATTACAACTAAGTTCAAGAAGCCCATTCGGAAGTTCTGGTAATATATCTAATTGGTTTGAACCACAATATAAATATTTAATTGAATTTGGTAATGATGGTAAAAAAGTTAATTTATTATTACCACAACATAGTTTTTGAAGAGAATTTGGTAATTGTGGTAATGTTGTTAGTTGATTTCCAGAACATGATAATGAAGTTAAAGAAAATGGTAATGATGGTAAAAACTCTAATTTATGATAATCACATTTTAATGTTTCTAGTAAAGATGGTAATATAGGTAATTCTGTTAATCCTTGTATATCATAATATTTAACTAGAATTTCAATTCGATAGTCATAATGAAATATTAAATTAATAATTTGATTGTATTTTTCTTTCGGAATATCTGAAAATGATGGATATTTATATTTCTCAGATGATGTATTATATATAACCTCCACATCCATATAATAATTACTCATTATTTTTGAAATATTATTTTTGAAATATTATTATTATTATATACGATTTATTTCAATTTTAATTTATATATATGTATTCAAAATAATTATTTATTGATTGTTTATAATGGTAAAGGAATATAATGACCATTTTCTTTGGTATAATCCTCTATTAAATTACGATATTGTTCTTCTTTAATTTTACATATTTGTTGTTCATAATTTTTATATATTTCCAATAAGTCTTTTTCATTATGTTGATAGGGATATGGTGGTTGAAATAAATAAAATCGTCTAATTCTATTATATAAATTTAATCGTTGTCTATCAGATAAAATTATCAATTGTTTTGTATGATAATATACCTGTTCATTACATATATTAAATATATCTTTAATATTATTTATTGATGTTGTTTTAGACCATCCAGTTTCTGTTTTTTCATTATGTGTTCTCAAATTAGAATCGGTTGTTAATATTGGAAATGTTCCCGTATATTTTATTTTTTCATTATTTAGGTTATTTTGATTTTTGTGATTATGTAAATTTATATCGTCTGATGACGTTATTTGTTTTTGATGATTTTCATTAAGGATATTTATAAATTCATCCGCAAATTGATTAAAACCAATATCTCTAGAACCAACTAATCGTTGTGCTTGAGGTTTTGTTAATTGATAATTTGTTTGTAAATTTGTTTTGAATTTTTCAATTGACATAACATTGTGGTAATTTTCATTTAGATAATTTATTGTAATCATTTTACAATTATTGAAATTATTTTGAACATTTGTATTTAATGAATAGTCATTATTTGAATTATTGTATTGATATCCAATATTTGTGTTTTTTAATTCATTTATTTCTTTAACCATTGTTTTTACCATTCCAAATATTTTATCAGTTGTATTATTATCATCATTTATCTTTTTTTGTTCATTTGAATCTGGTTTTTTATTACATCTATTATTATTAAAATGTCTTGTAAAACTAGTTCGATGTGCGAATTCTTTTTTACATAATGGACAAATTTTAATTTGATTTAATTCATCTTCATTTTGATAAATTATATCAGCTTTTTTATCATCCCATTTTATTTGAAAATGATTATTTGTTTCTATTGTATAAGGATTGTCTATTATTTCACAATCACGATCAAAATGTTTTTTATAATGTCTTATTGTGTTTTGTTTTCGATTAGATGAATAATCACATTTAGAACATTTATATATCCGAAAAGACATCTTATTTTTTCTTTACTTACATTCTTCTATTTTATTTTAATTTTATTTTATTTTAGATTTTCTCAATTTCTCAAACATTGACGTGAAAGGGTATATTTCTCTATAAATCCATATTAATTTCTCTATGAACACAATTTTATCATTTGAGTGATTTTAACAGTCAATACCCATAAATATACTGGTTTTACCATTGAATTATAGGGAAGACGTCTGTTAAATATAGTAAAAATGAGTAAATTCTCTATAGTTTAGGTGGTTTTCCCCTATGATGGGGGTATGTAGCCGGCTCGGCTACACCCCCCTGATATAGGCTTTTAATATGGTTATCATAGGAAATTTACTCACTTTTCCATGTCGAAAAAAGTGAGTAAATTCTCTATATTTTAGGTGGTTTTTCCCTATGATGGGGGTATGTAGCCGGCTCGGCTACACCCCCTGATATAGGCTTTTAATATGGATTTTATAGGAAAATTACTCACTTTCTTTGACATTGAAAAGTGAGTAAAATCTCTATATTTTAGGTGGTTTTTCCCTATGATGGGGGTATGTAGCCGGCTCGGCTACACCCCCCTGATATAGGCTTTTAATATGGATTTTATAGGAAATTTACTCACTTTTTAAAAATGATGAGGAAAGGGGTATTTTCTCTATATTTAAGGTGGTTTTTCCTTATTACTTTGGGTGGTTTTAGCTTCACGACAATGTCGTGAGTCATTTTTTGGGGTAGGTGAATGATTTATAGAGTGAAAATATGAAAAATATAGGAAACAAAAATCTCGCCCGCGCGAAAATCTTCACGACTCTCAGGTTTTATGAGTCGTGAACATGAAACCTGAACCAAATTTTGAAATAAAATTTTTTTTCATTTTTTTTCATTTTTTCATTTTTTCATTTTTTCATTTTTTTCATTTTGGGAATAATAAATTAAAAATGTGAATGTAAAATAAATATATGATTAAAATAATTCAATCAAGTCGACCACGAACTGATTCAACATTATTATTAAATTTATTACATGGTTTTATATCTCCTGAAGAAGAAATACATTGGAAAACTGAAAAATTAATTGATAAATTTTTAATAACAAAAACACATAATACAAATATTACATTAATGGAATATAAATATCCACAATATAAATTATTTTTTATTATGAGTGGACGTAATGATAGTCATGTTCAAGAAGAAATAGATAATGAATACAAAAAGAAATCTAATGTATTAGTGATTAATTATGATAAAATACTTGTATCTGATAATAATAGTATAGATGATATAATTGAGTTTACATTTAATGAATTTAATAACTTCTTACCAAAGGAAATAAAACCAGATAAAGATGATAATTTAATTAAAAAAGATATGAAAAAAAGAATGGAAATTGTAAATGAAACAGTTATAAATATGAAAGATATGTCATTTGAAAAATGGGATAAATTTACTGGTATTCATGGAAGTCATAAATATCGTAAAAATTAAATATACCAATAAAATTGATTTCGATTATTCTATTATTGATTATCTTATTATCATTTATATAAATTGTTCATAAAACATTTTACACAAAAATGAGTATCATATATAAACATAAAAATTCTTCTTGTCTAAAATGTGTAGAATATGAAAAAAATTGTATAAAATATGAAAATGTATTATTATTTTCTAAAATACCAAATTATCAAAATATTGTTTATCTAAATGTTAACTTTAATAAATTAACTTCATTACCAGAACTTCCCACATCACTAAAAAAACTAGATTGTTATTTTAATAGATTAAATAGATTACCTAAACTCCTATTTTATATTAATCGTATAAATTGTCAGTCTAATAAATTAACTTCATTACCTAAACTTCCTAATTTACTTAAAATACTAGACTGTTCATGTAATAAATTAATAATATTACCAGAACTTCCAAATAATCTAGAATATATAGATTGTGAAAACAATAATTTGATAAAAACATATAAACATAAATATTTTCAAAAAATATGTCTGTAAATACTTTTTATTTATTTTATGGTTTTTTTAGAATAACATACATCTAGAATA